AATTAGGTTCGCTTCCCGCAGATTCCGAACAATTTATGATGATTGAAGATTTATATAAAACTACTGATAAGTTAAATAAACATATTGAAAGTATGGCTTTGAATAAAGTGAATATAGAATTTTTAAGAAAACAAATGGATAAAGTTTTAGATGATATTGAAAAACTTAAAGATCAAAATAGAGAAATGCACTATAAGAATGGGAGTACACATTAAATGGAAACTGTGGTCGCCCTTTTAATGTTTATAAATTTTGAGATCAAGGAGCATAGAATCCAAGATTCAATGGGTATGTGCCTTCGTGGAAAGCGAGAAGCTGAACGACAATATAGCGAAACAGTAACTTATAAATGTATTAAAACTGAAGCTGAAGTAGAGATTAATAAAGATGGCTCAAAATCAATTAAAAAAATCGTATTAAAATAATAAAGGAGTAATGAAAGTCTTTCATAATCCTACTGAAAAATGGATGATTATAATTATAGTTATTATTTTAATTTTTATAGGAATAGGTATATAATAAATAATGGGAAATTTTAAATGTAAAGATTGTCATTGTAATTGTCATTGTGAAAGTGGCTTACATAATCATCATTATGACGGCGATCCGTGTACTTGTGATAATTGCCATTGTTCTAAAGCTGAAAATCTTACATACGAAAACGAAGTAAAAAAATCATCTACAAAGGAATAATTTAATGACGGAGGAACTCCCCTATCATGAAAATCCGTTATTATCAAGAATTGACTAATTATCGTTGGATTGGTTTCTTTCTAGCTATGATAAGTATTTATATACTATCTGACGGGGATCACTTTGGTAATCCAGTAATTCAATCATTAGGATGGGGAAGTGCTTGTCTTTCTACAAGTTTTTGGGTATTTATAGGTATGAGAGATAGAGATATACCTAGAACATTAATGGAATTAGTTTATTTTGGTCTTTCAGTAAGAGCAATAGTAAATTGGATGACATAATGGATGAGGAAGTTTTATCAAAAGCTATAAAGATAGCAAAAGAATTAGAAAGAAGAAAAGCAACAAATCGTATGGATGAATATGTACCATATGATTACCAAAAGAAATTCCACAATACATTAGCACAACAAAGATTGCTAATGGCAGGGAATCGTGTCGGCAAGTCCTTTTGCGGGGCTATGGAAATAGCATACCATGCGACTGGGAAATACCCAAGCTGGTGGGCTGGTAAACGATTTAACCGACCAGTAAGATGCTGGGCAGGGGGTGTTTCTAATGAAACCACTAGGGATGTTTGCCAAAAAGAACTTGTCGGCCAACCAGATGATCCGACAGCAAGGGGTACAGGTTCTATTCCATTAAATTCTATTGGTGATACAGTTAGAAAAGCTGGTGTACCTAATGCAATAAATTCTGTTGTAGTAAAACATATTACAGGTGGATATTCTCGTATAGGATTTAAAGCATATGAAATGGGTAAAGAAAAATGGATGGGAGAATCTATTGATGTTATTTGGTTAGATGAAGAACCGCCACCATCAATTTATTCACAAGCATTAACAAGAACAGCAGATAAAGGTGGTATTGTATTTATGACATTTACACCAGAACAAGGAATGACAGAAACAGTTGCACAATTTATAAATAATATAAAAGATGGACAAGCCTTATTACAAGCTACTTGGGATGATGCACCCCATATGACAGATACAGTTAGAAAACAAATATTAGAAGCATTACCACCACACGAAAGAAAAATGAGAGAAAAAGGTATTCCTGTACTTGGTTCTGGTTTAGTATTTCCATTACCAGAAGAAGATTTATTATGTGATCCTATAGATATACCAGATCATTGGCCTAGACTATGTGGAATTGATTTTGGATGGGATCACCCAACAGCAGTAGCTTGGATTGCTTGGGATAGAGATAGTGATATTGTTTATGTATATGATAGTTATTCACTTCGTCAAGAAACAGTACCTGTTCATGCTTCTGCTATAAATGCTAGGGGTAAATGGATTCCTGTAATATGGCCTATGGATGGAAGACAAGCAGATAAAGGATCGGGTAAAAATCTTACAGAACAATATAGAAAAGAAAGTGTTAATATGTTAAGAGAACACTTCAGTAATCCACCATCACAAGGTATGAAAGAAGGAACAGGTGGTAATTCAGTAGAAGCTGGTATTATGCAAATGTTGACAAGATTTCAAACTAAAAGATTGAAAATCTTTAAAAATCAAGGTAAACTGTTGGAGGAATTGCGTATGTACCATAGGAAAGAAGGAAAGATCGTTCCTATTCATGATGATGTAATATCAGCATTAAGATATTGTGTTATGTCATTAAGAAAAGCAAGGGTTAAAAATTATGAACCTTTGCAGGTGCGTTCTGATTCGGAGTTTAATTTATTTAATTAAAGAAAGGACATATGGGCGGATTTTTTAGAGCAGTAACAAGAATCTTTAAAAGACAACAACCTGCACAAGTTGTTGTTCAACAAGCACCTGCACAAACAGTAGATGCACCTACTAAAGTAAGTAAAAGACAAACTTTAGCATCAAGTGGACATGGTGGATCAACTATTATGACAGGATCAGAAGGTATTGAAGATGAAGCTAATGTTGCAAAAACAGCATTAGGTATGGGTAAAAAGAAAAAAGTTAAAGCATAATTTTTTATGGTAGAAGTCGTAACTGACGATAAATGGAGAAAAGCCATTGGAGAATACCTAAAAAAGAAATGTTATATATCTGCCGATATTGGAGATCAATTTTCCTATATAGGATTTATTGAAGAAGATAAAATATTAGGAGGATTCCTTTTTACAGATTTTGATGGTCATAATATATATGTTCATTTATCTATAGAAACCCCTAGATTATTTACAAGAAAACATATAAAATATGTCTTTGACTATGGTTTTAACCAATTAAAATGCGGAAGGATGACGGCTGTATGTCGTAATGGGTACGAAAGGAATGAACGCATTTTATCTGGGACAGGATGGATAAAAGAAGGTATAGTCAGAAAAGTTATGAAAATTAATAATGAATTCGTTGATGCGGCAGTATATGGTATGTTAAAAGACGAATGTAAATGGATAAAAGGATATAAAAAATAATATGGGCGGAAAAGCACAACCACAAATGCCACCACCAGTAGATACTAGAGTAGAAGATGCGGCGGCTAAAGCTGAAGCTAAATTAGCGGCTGAAAAGAAAAAAATGATTGATACAAAGAAAAAAGGTATGGGTTCTACTATTTTAAATACAGGTGAAGGTATAGAAGAAGAAGCAACAACTTCAACTTCATTATTAGGTGGTAAAAAATATTAATGGCAACTACATTTGAATATATTAAAAAAAGATGTTCTGCATTAGAATCTGACCGACAAACTTGGGAAGATCATTGGCAAGATATTTTAGATTATGTAATGCCAAGAAAAGCAGATGTTACTTTTGTTCGTGCTAAAGGAACAAAACGAACAGAAGTATTATTTGATTCAACAGCTATCACAGCAAATAATTTATTAGCCGCAAGTTTACAAGGAACACTTACATCACCTTCATTACCTTGGTTTCATTTAAAGTTAAGAGATAAAGAATTAAATGAAAATAGAGATGTTCAATTATGGTTAGAAGATTCAGCAAGAAGAATGTATGATACATTTAATGAATCTAATTTTAATACAGAAGTACATGAATTATATTTAGATTTATGTTCAGTTGGAACAGGCTCTATGTTTGTAGAAGAAGGTAATAATGGATTTGCAAATGATGGAATACATTTTAATACACTACATATTGCAGAATATTTTATTCAAGAAAATATAAATGGACAAGTAGATACACTTTACAGAAAATATAAACTTACTGCAAGACAAGCAATTGAAGAATTTGGTGAAGATAATTTAGGTGAAAAAATAATAGAAGCATCAAAAAATAAACCAGATAAAAATTTTAATTTTATTCATGCTATAGAACCTACAAAAGATTATGAAAGAGCATTAGGAAAAGCATCAACTAAATTACCATTTCATTCTTGCCATGTTTGTGTTGAAGATAAAATGGTTGTTCGTACAGGTGGCTATAATGAATTTCCTTATTTAGTTCCTAGATGGGCAAAAGCAACAGGAGAAATTTTTGGAAGATCACCTTCTTATAATGCATTACCAGATATTAAAACTTTAAATAAAGCAGTTGAAATAGGATTAAAGGCTTGGGCAAAAGCTATTGATCCACCATTACTTGTTCAAGATGATGGTGTAATTGGTAGAGTTAGAATGACACCTGCTGGAATTACAGTAGTTAGATCAGATGGTGCGATTAAACCATTACAAATTGGTTCTAATTGGCAAATAACTGATATGAAAGAAACTCAATTAAGAACAGCAATTAGACAAGCATATTATTCAGATCAATTACAATTACAAGAAGGCCCACAAATGACGGCAACAGAAGTACAAGTTAGATATGAATTAATGCAAAGACTTCTTGGCCCAACATTAGGGAGATTTCAAAGTGAATTTTTAAATCCATTAATTGAAAGAACATTTGGTATTATGTTAAGAGCAGGTGCATTAATGCCAGAACCAGATGTAATTAAAGGACAACAAATAGATGTAGAGTATGTTGGCCCACTTGCTCGTTCTCAAAGAATGGAAGAATCTGTTGCTATTGAAAGATTATATGGATTAGCAATGAATGTTGTACAAGTTGATCCATCAATTATGGATAATATTAATCATGATGAAGCTATTAGATTAAGAGCAACTCTTTTAGGTGTTCCTAAAACTGTTTTAAGAGGTAGAGATGAAGTAACAGAATTAAGAGAAGAAAGAGCAGAACAACAACAACAAATGGCATTAGCACAACAACAACAAGCGGCAGGTGATGCAATGCAATCACAAGCTAAAGCGGCTAAAGATATGGCTGATCCTAGAGTACAGCAAATGATGGAAGAAACGCAAGAAGATATGGGTGTATCACCAGAAACTTTAGCTGAAAGTGTACAACAGTAATGCCTTCTGATGAAGACATATTAAAACAATTAAAACAAGATTACAGAATTACTTTTTCATCTAAAGAAGGTGAAAGAGTATTAGCTGATATTCAATCAGCTTATTATCATAGAGGTTCATTTATAAAAAATGATCCCCATGAAACTTCATACCGAGAAGGTCAAAGATCGGTAATAATCAGAATAATAAATCTAATGAAGGAGGATAAAAATGTCTGATACGACCACTCAAAACGACAATCCTGTACAGGAATCTACTGTATTAGGATCGCAAGTAAGTGATAATCAATCTGAAGATTGGAGATCATCCTTACCAGATGAATTAAAAGCAGATGCTACTTTAAGTAATATTAAAGATTTAGAATCTGCGGCTAAAACATTAATTCATCAACAAAAAATGTTAGGTAGTAGAATACCATTACCTAAAACAGATGAAGAAAGGTCTGAACTTTATACAAAGTTAGGAAGACCAGAAAATGCATCTGGATATAAAGTTGAAATACCACAATCACATCAAGGGTATTTTAAAGAAGATCAAGTAAATGAGTTTAGAAATGTTGCTCATCAAATTGGTTTAAATAATGAACAAGTTAATGCTTTAATTAATTATCAAATGAAAAGTATTGACAATGATGTAAATAATGAACCAAGTAGATTAGCTATAGCTAAACAAGAAACTGAAAATGCTTTAAAACAAGAATGGGGTTTAGAATATGATAAGAATATTCGTTCTGCACAAAGAGCATTAGATGTATATGGTGATCCTGAAATGAAAGAATTAATGAATGGAGAAGCAGGTAATCATCCTGCTGTAATTCGTTTATTTTCAAGATTAGGTAAAGAAGTTACTGAAGAAATGGCTAAAAATACACAAAATAATACATTAGCTGTATCACCTTTAGATGCTAAAGCTGAAATTGATAGTATTTATGCTAATGCAAATCATCCTTATCATAAGCCACAAGATAAGGAACATAAGAATGCAGTAGAACATATGCGTCAATTACATGAAAAAGTATTTGGAAAATCATAAGATTTTTGTTATAATCTAAATATCTAATTCGCCCTAGTTTTGGATAACGAATGGGTAGCCGTGATTGGCTTTAAACTTCCGAATGATCGTATCGTTTACGATAAGGTTTCCCGCAAGGATAAAAGCCGATTAACGGAATATGGTAAAATACCAATGTGGTACTTACCCCCTATTCTATAACAAGTAAAAACTAGGAAAAAAATATGTCAACTCAAATTACTACAGCTTTTGTTGAACAGTATAAGAGTAATGTATTTCATCTAGCACAGCAAAAAGGTTCTCGTTTAAGAGATGCTGTTAGAAGCGAAACTGTAACAGGGAAGGCACACTTCTTTGAAAGAATCGGTTCTACTGCGGCTCAAAAAAGAACTTCACGACATTCAGACACTCCAAGAATGGACACTCCACATAGTAGAAGAAAAGTTACTATGGATGACTACGATTGGGCAGACTTGATTGATAATGAAGACAAAGTGAGAATGCTTATTTCTCCACAATCTGAATATGCACTAGCAGGTGCATACGCAATGGGGAGAGCAATGGATGATGCGATCATATCAGCGGCGACAGGCAATGCTTATGGCGGAGTAAGTGGTGGTACTACAGTAGCACTACCTTCTGCACAGAAGATTGTTCATGGATCAGCGAATCTTACAATAGCTAAACTATTAGAAGCTAAAAAGATTCTTGATGCGGCTGAAGTTGATCCAGATGAAGCAAGGTTTTTGATTTGTTCAGCAGATCAAATTCAAGACTTTCTAAATATAGCGGAAGTTAAATCATCTGATTACAATACTATCAAAGCACTAGCACAAGGACAAATTGACAGCTATTTAGGCTTCAAATTTATCCGTAGTGAGAGATTAGGGACAGATGCAACACCATCAAGACAGGTTCTAGCATTTACTAAATCAGCAATAGGTTTAGCTGTGGGTGCAGATATTCAAACAAAAATATCTGAAAGAGCAGATAAAAACTATGCAACGCAAGTATTTCTATCTATGACAATCGGGGCAACTCGTATTGAAGACGAAAAAATGGTAGAGATTGCTTGTAACGAGTAATAGGAGGATTATATAAATGGCTTATTCAGTACAAAAAACAAAATGGTCACAAAATAATCCAACTGAAAGGGTAAAAACGAATGAATTTGCTGGTAGAGTTAGAATTGCATACGCAACTTACGAAGCGAGTGCAGAACAATCTACTATTGAAATGTTCAATTTACCTAACGGTGCGAGAATTATTCGTGGCTATTTAGGACATGATGCTTTAGGATCATCTACTACATTATCGGTAGGGTATGCGGCACACACATCTTCAGCAGGGGCAACAGTTGCCGCTGATGTTGATGAGTATAAAACTGCGGCGGCTTCTACTTCTGATGCAGTTACAGCACTTCCAGCAACTATGGCACTTGGTGCTTTTAGTGAATTGGATGCAGATGCTACAGGTGTTCCAGTTACAGTTACTCTTGCAGGTGCTAATGGTACAGGTACTATTAGTCTTGCTATGGAGTATGTAACAGACTAATCATCAAACTAACAAACAAAGCATAGGCGATATAGATTGATTTCTTGTCGCCTATGTGATATTTTTACATAATTATGGCTACAGAAGTTTCTATTTGTTCAAACGCATTAAGAAGATTAGGTGATGATCCAATTACATCCCTAACTGATGATACAGAAAGAGCAAGATTATGTAATTCCTTTTACATAGATGCACGAGATGCAGTTTTAAGATGTCATCCGTGGAATTTCGCTATAACAAGGGCATCTTTAGCCCAATTATCTGATACACCTTCCTATGGTTTTGCATATCAATATGCTTTACCTACAAGTCCATATTGTTTAAGAGTTTTAGGAATGGAATATGCTGATTACATATTCAAAGTAGAAAACTATTCTACTCATGGAAGGGTTTTATTAACAGATGAGAGTACAGCTAAAATTTTATATATTGCTAGGATTACAGATACTGCACAATTTGATCCAATGTTTACGGATGTTCTCACAGCAAAATTAGCTGTAGATTTAGCTTATCCAATAACAAATAGTGCTTCATTACAAACACAAATGCAGAAACTGTATCAAACTAAACTTTCCGAAGCCAGAAGTATTGATGGACAAGAGGGATTTCAAGATGATCTTGTTTCTGATACATTTACTGACTTTAGGAAAGATTAATGGCACGAGTACATCCTTTTCAAACAAATTTTACTGCTGGAGAATTAACACCAAAACTTGCTGGTCAAGTTGATTTTAAAAAATATAATAATGGTGTTGAAACTATGGAAAATCTTACTGTTTTTCCACAAGGTGGTTGTCAAAGAAGAAGTGGTAGTAAATTTGTATGTGAAGTAAAAGATTCAACAACAAATGTAAGATTAATACCTTTTGAATTTAATATTACACAAGCATATGTTTTAGAATTCGGAAATAATTATATAAGATTTTTTAAAGATAACGGACAAATAACTGAAGCAGATAAAGCTATAACAGGTATTACAAAAGCAAATCCTGCTGTAGTAACATCTGCATCACATGGTTTTTCAAATGGAGATCATGTATGGATTAATAGTGTTGGTGGAATGACACGATTAAATGGAAGAAAATTTATAGTAGATAATGTAACAACAAATACTTTTGAATTAACAGGTGAAAATTCTACAAGTTATGATACTTATACATCTAGTGGATATGCTTCTAAAGTTTATGAAATAGCTACAACATACACAACAACTCAAATATTTGAAATTCAATATACTCAATCAGCAGATGTTATGTATATTGTACACCCAGATCATAAACCAAGAAAATTAGCAAGAACAGGTCATACATCTTGGACTTTAACAGATGTAGATTTTAAACGAGGGCCTTATTTAGATTCAAATACAGGATCAACAACAATGACACCAAGTGGTACTTCTGGTTCTGTAACAATTACAGCATCTACAAGTACATTTGTTGCAGGTGATGTAGGTAGATTAATAAAAATAAAAGATGGACACGCAAAGATTACAGCTTATAGTTCTGGTACATCTGTAACAGCAACAACAACAGATGATTTTGCTAGTACAAGTGCAGAAACAGATTGGGCTTTAGGTTCTTGGAGTAGTACATTAGGTTATCCTAAAACAGTATCATTTTTTGAACAAAGATTAGTATTTGGTGGATCAACAAGTTATCCCCAAACAGTATGGGCTAGTGAATCTGGATTATATGAAGAATTTGATGCTGGAGATGCAAGTGCCGCAGATGCTTTTATTTATACGATTGCCGCTAATAGAGTTAATGTAATTAGATGGTTAGCACCTGCTAGAGATTTAATTGTTGGAACTGTAGGTGGTGAATTTAAAGTTGGAAGACCAACAGGTGAACCTTTAAAACCAGATAATGTTAATATTGCACAGCAAACAACATTTGGTGCTTATACAACAGCACCTATTCAAATAGGTAATGCAGTTTTATTTGTACAAAGACAACAAAGAAAAGTTAGAGAATTTTCATATAGATTTGAAGATGATGCTTATTTAGCACCAGATATGACTTTATTAGCAGAACATATAACTGATACAGGAATTATAGATGTTGATTATGCACAAGAACCAGATTCTATTTATTGGGCTGTTAGAACTGATGGCACATTAATAGGAATGACATACCAAAGAGAAGAAGATGTTATAGCTTGGCATAGACATATTTTTGGTGGATCAAATAAATTTACATTTAATGGTGCAAGTGATGTAACAGATTATACTACTGATGCTAATAATAATGGATATGTAACAATTTCATCTCATGGATTATCTACAGGTGATGAAGTAGTTTATAGTGCTGGTGGCGGAACAAAAATACCAGAATTAGAAGAAGGTGAAACTTATTATGTATATCGTAGAGATGCTAATACATTAGAATTTGCAGATACATATGACCAAGCTATTGATAGAACAATAAGACAAATAGCAGATGGTGCAGGTGCTAGTCATACTCTTACAGTAAAAGCTAAAATTAAATCAGTTACATCTATAAATCAAACAGAAGAAAATCAAGTATGGTTAGTAGTAGAAAGAAGAATTAATGGTTCAATGGTAAAGTATATTGAATATCTTGATAAAAAACTTAATATGGATTGTACATTACCAGCATTAGTTAATGGTGGAACTACAATAGTAACAGGTTTAAATCATTTAGAAGGTGAATCAGTACAAGTATTAGTAGGAGATGCTGTATTTCCTAATCAAACAGTATCTGGGGGTTCTATTACAGTAACTTTACCTACAAATGCGGCTTATAAGACTATAGAGATAGGATTAGGCTATACATCTAAAATAAAAACATTAAAAGTTGAAGCAGGATCACAAGCAGGTACTGCACAAGGGCGAAAAAAAAGGTATAATGAAGTTATGGTAAGATTATTAAAAAGTGTTGGAGTTACTATAAATGGGGATCAATTACCATTTAGAACATCTGCTACACCTATGGGACAAGATATTCCAGAATTTACTGGAGATAAACGAGTAAGTAATCTAGGATGGGATAGAGAAGGACAAATAGAAATTAAACAAACACAACCCTTACCTATGACAGTTTTGGGTATAACAGGAACAATGGTAACAAGTGATTAAGGAGATTAAATAATATGGGATGGTTTATGCCAGTAATGATGGCAGTAAGTACAGGACTTACTGTTATGGGACACAAACAAAATATAAAAAATATAAAAGCAAATTTAGCTTGGAAAAATTATGAAAGAAAAATTAATGATCTTCATGCAAGAACTGTAGCGGCTAAAAAAGCGGCTAAAACTTTTAGCGAAATGAGAGCAAGTGTTGGTGGAAGTGGCATTCAATTTACAGGTTCACCTTTAATAGTAGCTAATGCGGATTGGAAAGAATATCAAGAAGATTTAATGTGGATGGATCAAGGTATTTTTATTGAGGGAATGAAAGATCAAACAGAAGCAACAAGTTTAATTGCTAGTGAATATTATAAAGCTGGTAATACTTTAATACAAGGAGCAATAGGATATAAAAATTATAAGACCAATAAAGCAATAGCCGAAAAAATGGGTATTACTGTTTAGTGGTTTTTTTAATAAAAGTATGGGATGGAGAAAGTATGATATTTGAAGGTTATAGTAAAAAAATACCAAAAGCTGGTCAAGATTTTAAGGCTTGGACAATAACTAAAGATAAAAATGGTACAGTACAACAAGCATCATTTAGTCCAGCTAGATATAGGATAACTTATGAAAATAAAGAGATATGAGAGTGTAGGCGGTACTAAAATCCAAAGCAATCGTTCTTTATCAACAGGAACGGCTGGAAGTAATGCTATTGCACAAATAGGAACACAAGCAATTAGTAGTGTCTTGCAATATGGTGCTTCACAAAATGCTTTAACAGCAAAATTAAGAAGATTAGAAATCCAAACTAATATTGAAAATGGAACTACAGGTATAACTAATGATACACAAATATTTTTAGATGGGACAAAAGAAAGTAAGTTTTGGTCAACACCAGATGTATGGTTACAAGAGTATGAAAAAAATAAACCTAAATGGGAAAAGAAATATAAAGAATCTATGGATGAACAATCTTGGAAAGAATTTGAACCTTTTTATAATAGAAAAGTATTTGAACAAGAAGCAAAATTAAGAGAATTAGTATTTGACCAAAAAGTAAATAATGGTGTTACTGCTTTAGAACAATCATCAGTAAGATATGACAATGATTTAGCTACTGCTACATCTAAAATAGCAATAAAATCAGCTTATGAAAATTTTACAAAAATAACATTACCTAGATTTAGTAATCTTTTAATAGGTACAGAACAATATACAGATGCAATAGCTACTGCTGAAAATAAAGCTAATAGTGCATTAATATATTTAACAGCATCAGATGGTGTTATAACAACTGATCCAAACGGAAGAACAGTTAAAGATCATAAAGCTATATTAGCTAACTTAAAAAATCCTAATTATAAAATACTAGATATAAATGGAAAAGAAGTAGGTGTAAAACATCCTGTACGACAAAAATTAATAACAAATGAAGGTACTGCCGCAACTAATCAAGATTCTGTATGGAAAAAGGTTAGATCAGAAAATTCTTTAAATGATTATAAAGAATTTAACAAAGAATTAGTAGCTTTTTTAAATGGTGATACAACAAATATGGATTCATTTTTAGGTAGAGTAGAAAATAATAAAAATTTAAAACCAGATCAAATATCAGCTTTAAGAAACGCATTTAAGACAACACAATCACATATCGCAAGTGGTACATCAACTTGGGACACAGCCGCAGGAATGCAAACAAAAGCTGTTTTAACTTATTTAGTAAATGCTGGTGTGATTGATACAAAATCTGAAATGCAAGTTATTAATAATGCACAGTTAAATGGTTTATTAAAACCAGAAGATGCTACTAAATTAATGGATAATGCAAAGAAATATACTAAAGAAAGAAATAAAATAAAATTAACAATGACAAAGAATGCTGTAACTATGGTGTCTAAAGCATTAAATATTGATAGTAGT